GTTTATGGTAGCATGTTTCTAGCAAGTACCCGCGTGGGGATTTGCCGAGCGGCTGCAACTGCTCAAATTCTCGACAACTGTAGGTGGGGCGGGTCAGCCCGCAGCCGCTCCCCGCCCTACCTGCGGCTATGGCAAGGACGCACATATGGCACGAAAGTGTATTGGAAAAAAGATGCGCTTTGAGATCATGAAGCGCGACGGGTTTGCCTGTATCTACTGCGGGCGGAAGCCGCCAGAGGTTTCGCTAGAGATTGACCATGTAGTCGCAATCGCAACGAACGGGGCGCACCACCCCAGCAACATGGTCACGGCTTGCTATGACTGCAACCGGGGCAAGGGCAAGCGAAGCTTGACCGATATCCCCGCCCCGCTCGCGGGTCAAATTGAGCAGGCGGCTGAAACCCGAAAGAAGCTTGAGGAGCATCAAAAAGTCTTGCATGACATAGAGGCGCTCAAAGAGGAAGACGCTTGGAAAATCTTGCATCTATTGCAACTAGACCAACTAGAAAAAACGGGTTCAGTTTCCAAAGACTGGTTTCGTGGGGTATCGGTATTGCTAAAACGGGTTGACCGGGAAGTGCTTTTTGACTTGGCCGCATGGACAGCGTGTAATCACCCCTTCCGCAAACGCGACAAATCCCGGTTTCTGACATTCTGCAAGGCGGCTTGGAACATCGTAAGAGAGGGGGAACAGCCATGCGAATCCGACCATCTGACATCTGGGCAACCGTCCAAGACCTGAGCGCCGGGGAGCTGCTGGTCATCCTCGCCCTCGCCGACTACGGCGAAGTGGCGTACCCCAGTCAGAAGAAACTGGCGGCGAAATGTCGCATGGCGCGGACAACCGTAAACACCATCATCAGCAACCTCCGCAATCGCGGAATATTGACCACCAAAGGTACGGGGAAGTCTCTTACCTACACCATTCACCTGTCCGAAATCCGGACACCTACCTGTCCGGAATCCGGACATCAGATGTCTGAAATCCGGACAGGAGATGTCCGGAATCCGGACAGGGATCCTAACTCGTCCATTCAACTAACAAAACGAACTCGGAAAACGGCGGCGGAAAAACCTCGACTAGTACCCTTTTGAGCGAGCGGGATTTCAATATGAAAACGACAACATCAACAACGTGGATCGACAACAAGATTTATCTGTGCAAACTGTGGCCGAAGTACAAGCCCACCCCGGAGGAGGGCGACCTCCTGAACGAACGCTGGGGATCTTTGAAGCAGGACATCCTGCGCGAGTGCATCAAGCAGCACCGCCTTGAACGCGATAGCAAGCCCGACCTCTCCGCCATTCACAAGGCGTACTGCAAGATCACCGCCACCGCTCATACCGCAGGCGTAGCCAGTACCGAGATCGAGGACACCCGCGCCCAGACCTGCATCCCACCCAGCGCGAGCGAGCTTGCCGAGTGGGAGGCATGGGCGGCAAAGACCCTCGCCAACGTCACCGATGCCGAGATCGAAGCCGTGCGCGACATGATGACCTACGTTCCCACCACCGCCCGCGTACTCGCTGTTGCCGTCGACTACGTCCGCCCGCAGGGGCGCAGGGTTGCCCCGAGACGCGCTCGAACCACAAACACGCCTCCAAGCCCGTCCAAGACCAAGGGACGCGTCTTGGGGCATTCTAGGAGACCCCATGAGATACACCAGCAAACCGATAGCGCAACACCTGAACCAACTCGCCACCTACTTCGCGCATGAGGGTTTCACGGTCGGCCGCACCGCAACCGGGATCGTTGCCGTCGATCAAGACGGCATCGTGATCCAAGTCAGCCCCTTCCGCACCAGCGTCCAAGTCCGACACCGCATCCACGGACGCTTCCGAGAGGAGTACGTCAAGAAACTCCCGACCGCCGACTGGTTCACCGTCCGCATCCCCGTCCTCATGCGATGGGCACAAGACCCTCACAGCAAGGAAATGAACCGTTTCGTCAGCGCCTCGCGTCGACCATCTCAATCCCGCGCTATACTCGCAAGCATATGTCCGCCATCAACACCTATGACGATTTCAAGCAATACATCCGCACAGCCGTTGAAGGGCAAGGCATGACGCGAGGAGAACTTGCCCTCCGCATGGAAGCCGAAGGCATCCTCCGCGCTCATACCGTTCGCTGCCTCCTCGGCACGCCGGGGACGCGCAACGGACGACGTAAACCCGCATTTGACTCCGCGCTCGCAATCGCGCACGCCGCCGGATTTGACTTGATTCTGCGAAAACGAAAGGTACGATCATGAGCGAAGATGCACCCCACTACAGGGGGAAGGGGGATGTCCGCGACCTTGTCGCACGCCGCGAGAAGACCCTGCACCTTGCTAGCCTTGAGCGAGCCGTTTACGGCGGTTGGGAGATCCCAGAGGAAACCGCCAAGTCTGCGCCTGCCTTCCTTGCTGAGGTCATGAATGATTTGAACATGGACACCCGCACCCGCGTGCGAGCCGTGGAAGTCCTTGCGTCCCTGTCCCGTGACCGCGTAGACGCGACCGTGCAGCTCGACCGAATCCTGCGCCTTGACGCTGGGACGGCGACCGACCGCGTGGAAGTGATCCACGACCTTGGAGATCAAGCCCTTGACGCAGTCGCCCAGAGCCTCAACCAAATCCAACCAGCCAAGTGCCTTCCAAAGCCAAAGCGAAAACCAAAACGCAAAGCCTGACCCCGGAGCAGGCGGTCGCCGCAGCGCGGGAGAACCCGGCGGCGTTTCTTGCCTTGTGCCTCGGAAAGCCCGTCTCCGACCTGCAACGCGGTCTGCTCGCGCACGGGTTGAAACACCATAGTTGGTACGCCGAACTACCCCGAGGACACGCCAAGACCTCGACCCTCACCTACCTTGCCGCGTGGTGGCTCGGTCGCCGCCCAGCAACGCGCTTCAAGCTGATCGGGCAAAACGACGAAGCCGCGTCGGCGACCTCCCGCTTCCTGCGCGACATCATCCGTAGCCCCATTTACCGCGCCACCTTCCCCCACGTTGAACTCAAGCCCGGGGAAGACACCGTCATGGCGTGGTCGATCACCGCGCCCGGGGTGGGCGCAAGGCGTGACCCGTCCGTCCAAGCCTCCGGCATCTTCGGGCGCACGGGCGGACGCGCCGATGTCCTGTGGCCGGATGACATTTGCGACTTACGCAACGCCGTCCTCCAGCCGACCCTCCGCGCACAGGTCAAGGAAGCCATGAACAACATTTGGCTCCCCATGCTTGACCCCTCCGCCAAGCACCCCGCTCGCATTTGGCGCACGGCGACCCCTTTCCATACCGACGACATCACCGCCGACTGGAGACGCGAATGCGAACGCGCAGGCACGCTCTTGCGCCAGCCCTGCCGGGGACTCATTAGCCCGTGGCCGAGCGTCTTCACGCCTGAGATCCTTGAGCAGAAGCGCCGCGAGATGGGGCCGATGGCATACGCCAGAGCCTACGAACTCGTCCCGCTCTCCTCCGATCTCCTGATCTTCCGACCCGAGTGGACGCGCTACTACCGCTCCGGGACAGTCCCCCTCGGTACGCGCACGGTCGCCGCTATCGACTGGGGATACGGCAAGAAGCGCCAAGAGCGCGACGACCCCGACTACTCGGTCTGCATCGTTGGGGAGGTTGACCAAGCCCGCAACCTGTACCTCACCGACATCCTCCGCGTCCGCGAGTCCTTCCCGGACTTCGCCCGCATGGCGAAAGACCTTGTTGAACGTCGTGGCGTAGGCATGGTGCTGGCGGAAGCGAACGGGCCGCAGAAGGGCGTATTCGACCAATTCCGCGCCGACTGCCACCAGCCCGTAGTTGCCGTCACCCGCACCGCCGACAAGCATTTGCGAGCCGCCGCCGCCCAGCCGTTCGTTGAGCAGGGGAAGCTCCTGTTCCCGCAGGCGCATGACGGGCAGGTTCACGCCGATTTCCGCTCAACCCTTGACGAAATGCTTGCCTTCCCCGCTGGCAGTCACGACGATACGGTCGATTGCGTTGTTGACCTCTGCACGGCAGCGTCAAGCGGGACGGTGGTGACCTCGGGCGGCGCGGTCACGGTGGCGACTGACACGAGCAGGATGTTTGATTCTCGCGCAGTCAAGCGCAGAATGTTCGGTTGAATCGCTACGATGCGACTATGTGCCGAAACGACATCGAACGCCGTCTTGGATTTGCAGCCGCATGGCGTGGCGCACCGGAGCCGCAGTATTACGCGGGTCTAAGCAAGCTCGGCCCAAGAGATCGGGAAACGGTAAACGGGGTGGAGTTTCGCAAGTTGTTCCCAGACGCACGGCTTGGATGGAGTTACGACTTTAACAAGCTGAAGCCTATTGAAGACAAGCGGCTTTATTACTTTGCATTCATTAACGGCACACCGCGAGAAATCACGCGTTTCGTCATGTACACACCAACCAACAAGCCAACGACCTGCGGCGCAAAGTGCAGGAACGCGGCTGGGCCTGCTTGCGACTGTAGTTGCAAAGGCGAGAATCACAGCAAAAACAAAGGAACCACATGAGCAAGCAAGACATCGAGAAGCGTTTGGGATTCGCGGCGCAAGGCGTGAAGGCGGAGATGGCGGCAAGTTTTGAAGACCGCCAACGCGCTGCTGGGTACAAATGGCAAGTGCGTTACACCAAGCAATTGGGAAAAACTGATTCCAACAACGCTATGGAAATTGATGAAACTCTTGCCTTTGCTACAGAATCGGCTGCTCGTAAATGGGCCGATACCATGATTAAAAAGGGTTGGTATAAGGGAACAAGTGGTACGCCGGAAAAAGTACTTACCGCCAAGGTAGTTCCGTTTGCCCGCCCCGGCACGAAGGCGAAGATGGCTTTGACGATTTACACCGTGGGCGCAAAGAACGCTTGCTACGAAGCATTGGCAAACCTCAAGGCATTAGCGCAGCTCGCATCGGAAACTAATTCCGGCTGGGACTTTCATGTCACCGTGATGACCGACCATGTCAAAGACGCTATAGCGCGGATGGAGACAAAGCCAACACAAGCAGCAACCGATCTAGACAAGGCAGTTGACACGCTCGGGATGCTCAAGAAGATCGAACCCAAGCGGCTCAACGACATCCAGAAGGGTTCGCTCAAGCAACTGATCGGCTACGTCGCCAAGTCTCTGCGCGACGCAAGGGCGAACATCAAGGTTGTGACCACCGCTAGCCGCCCCGGCGTGAAAACGAAGTTTGGTCGCTTCAGTACGGAATTTGAATTCCTTGCTAACCAAATCAAAAACCAGCCCGACCTCGCAAAGAAGAACATCATTGTCCTTGCCAAGAAGATGGGCAAAGAGGTAGACATTACTCGGGCTGAGTTTGAACAACTGATGCAGTACGCCGCGAAGCTTGGCATGGAAACCCAAGTAGCAAACGCGCACGACGATGTACGTCCCGGCTTCGCCCGTGCCGGAGCGAAGGCGAAGATGGCAAAGCGCATGGTCGTTGACACGATTACGAGCGGCAACCAAAAGCACGAATTGGGATACGAGTCCGTGACGCAATCACTTACCGCTGGTGAGCCGCCCCATGAGTGGTTCCGCCCAATCATTCGCACGACCAATCTAGATACCGGGAAGTCATCAGAGAAAGCAAGCCAGCCGCATTACACGGAGAAGTCCGCACGCGACTGGCTCAAGAATTACGCAAGCAGCGTCAAGCCATCTACCGATCCGCTCTACGCCGAGTATGCAAGCAATCGGGAGAAGATCAGCAAGATGATGACAAGGCTTGCACAGGCTCGAAACAATCCGGAACTGCGTCAGAAGCTCCAAGCCGAAAGCGACAAGTTAGACGCTCGTCAGCGCGAAGTTGCCGCGCAGCTTCAGAAGCGTAAGTCCTCCCGTCCGGGCGCAAAGGCAGCGTTTGCCGCCTCGGACATCATTGTCAAGAAAGATGGCCAGTACATCTACTACTACCCAGAAGATGATGACCGCGCCACCTTTCCAGATGACAACGGAAAGGGTGCATACACGGTAAAGTCGAATCGAACCGGAAAGCCCGTTAGCGCAAAGACCTACCGCTCGTTCCAAGAAGCGGCGGCCGCGTCAAACGAAATGAACGAGAAATTGCCACCGCTCAAGAAAGCCAAAGCCTCCCGCCCCGGCGCGAAGGCGAAGATGGCGATTCGTGCGGGCAATTTTGTAAAATTCAAATACATTGTTGCGCCCGGAGACAAAGAATTCCGCGGCAAGGTGGTCAGGATTGAAGGTAAATACGCAATCGTTGATTTTGGAATTACAACTCCTGCCTATCAGGAGTGGGTGCAGCCCGGACAAATGACACGCAGGATTCTAGTGGATGAACTTGTGACGGCCTCCCGCCCCGGCGCGAAGGCATCCGTCGATTTCGACCTTGCCGAATCGTGCTGGGAAGGTTACGAGGCGGTCGGCACAAAGAAGAAGGACGGCAAGACTGTCCCGAACTGCGTGCCGAAGAAGAAGGCCTCCCGCCCCGGCGCGAAGGCGAAGTTTGCTACGGAAGTCGGTCGCAAGGGCAACAAGTCCGCGATGATTTCCCGCGACGCAACGGGAACTTGGTACGCATACGTTGTGCAGCGCATCGAAACAGGCATCGGCAAAGAAGAAGATATGCTCGGCACGATGCGCTCGTACTCAACGGAAGATCGCGCAAAGCGTGCCGCAATCAAGGCGCTTGATACCAGCGGCTTTTCCCGCCCCGGCGTGAAGGCGAAGTTTGAAAAGGAATATGTGCTTTGGGGGTTGCCAAAGGGCGAGACTGATGCCATTCACCAGCAGGTTCTCTCAACGCAAGCCAAGACTCCTGCCCAGATGGAAGATGTCAAAAAGCGTGCAGCCGCAGCGGGCTGGCATTCGTTCCGGGTTCAAATCTTGGATCTGTCCAAGCCATACAAGGGCTTTTCCCGCCCCGGCGCGAAGGCAAAGGCGTGAGCCAGCGCAAGGCGATCATGCGCCGACTGGGCATCTTCGCCCTGCCGACAAGCAAGCGCAAGCTGACCATCGACCAAGCCGAAGCGGCGCTCAAGCAGCGCGGGTATACGCTTGACTTCCGCAGCGGGCAGACCAACCCGCCAGCCTTTGCTACGTCCTACGAAGTGAAACAGCCGAACGGCGTTTCTAAGCGCATGACGGTAGACCAGATCAAAGCCCTTGCATACGAGAAATCCTGATGCCCGACCCGATCAACAACCCGCTCTCGCAACGTCAGTCGATCCCCGGCGCAGGCTTGCCACCAACCAAGCGACCGCGCAAGCCGCTGCCGCCTCCGATTGATCGCGGGTTAACCGGGCCGCTCGCCATGCCCGTGGAAGTGCAGCGGACGTTCTTCCGCACCGCCAGCCTGATGCTGCGGAACTCCAGCCTCGCCTACCGCCTCGACCCAAACTATCAGGCGATGATGCGCGCGGACGCGGACATTGAGGGCGTACTGCGCTCCCTGCTTGTGACCCTTGCCGGGTTGGAGTGGAACGTCCTTTCCGACGACGAATCAGACCCGCGCCTCGTCAAGCTCGCCGAGCGCATTGCTGAGATCATCAGCGCAGCCCCGCGCCGAAGTGATATGTTCCGCTCCTTGCACGAAGCCGTCTGGTACGGGTGCAGCGCCGTCAATGTGGTCTACGACCGTGACCCGCGCCTTGGGGTACGTATCCGCGAATGGCTCCCGCTCGCCTCCGATACCCTTGCCTTTGACCAGACCGGGAACGTGGCGATGCGCGTTGGTAGCGCCTACATCAATCAAGCCTCCGTCACCGACCTTGGCTTTGACTCGCTCGTCCACCTGTTTGACGACAACGAACGCCGCGCCATTGTCCTGCACCGCGTATTCACCACCGCGCCGAACTTCATCGACCCAAACAGCGCCGAGACGGTTTACCGTGGCGTAGGTGCGCGTGATGTCTGTTGGTACATCTGGCTCCTGAAGCAGGAGGTGTTACAAAACGCCGCCGCCTATGTGGAGCGGTACGCCCTCGGCATCCGCGTTGGGTACTACCCGGCCGGGAACGATGCCGCCAAAAGCGAGATGATGACCATCTTGCAAAACTTGGTCAACGACAACTCGGTCGTTCTGCCCCGCATCAGTCCAACCGAGTCGATGTACGACATCGACATCAAGGACGCGAACGGTGGACGCGCCCAAATCTTCATGGAGCTAGTCAACTGGCTCTCCGGGAAACTCAAGGAAGCAATCCTCGGTCAGTCGCTCTCCAGCGAGGCTGGCGGGACGGGTATGGGATCAGGCGTTGCCGATCTCCACGCCGATACCCTTTCCCGCGTAATCCGCTACCACGCGGATTGCCTCGCCGAGAGCCTGACCACCGACCTCGTTCGCATCATTGCCGGGATGCTCGGAGCATCCGAAGAGGACGCACGCCGCATTCGGTTTGTTTTCGCCCCTGAGCGACCAAACCCCAAGGAGCGCCTAGAAGCGATTCAGACGTTTATCCAAATGGGTGGCCGCGTCAGCGAGCGCGAAGTGCGCGACCTGCTCGGTCTGTCCGACCCGGAAGACGGGGAATCCGTCCTCGGCGGTCAAGCCGCAGGCAGCGCGGGCGCATCGAGTAACCCGCTCTCCGCCATGCTTGGGCAGGGCAACGAGAGCGAGGGCGACGAGCCAGCCCCTGAAGCACCGAAGGTAGCCGCCGTCCGCAAGCGCAAGCGATGACCAAAGCCGACCTCGACAAGCACCTTCGCAAGGTTCTGCGCCAGTCGCAGCAGGCGTACCGCAGGGCGGTCGCGGCTCAGATCCGGGGCGAAGATCCCCTTCCCGCGTGGGCGGAGTTCCACGAGGCGACTGCGGCGCTCCTGATGGCATCGTGGTTGTTCGGAGCGCGTGACACGGTAGACACCGCCAACATCCCAGACGGGGCAATCGAAGGAATGCTCGACGATGGGGACGCGGTCAAGTTTGACCGGGACGTCCCGATTTCCCTTGAGGGCTTCGGCACGAAGTGGATGGCTCCGATCACGGGCTGGTTCCGGAAGCGCGTCCCGATCACCCGCGCCGACTGGGATTTCCTTGTCAAGGCGGCAGCCGCCATCGCCGGGGACGTGACCGATCACGAGCGCGAAAACGCCCTTCCTGACCTCCGCAAGCAGTCCCCAATCCTTGACTCGTTGTTACGCGGTGTTACACGGGGGCCGCAGGGCGCTATCTCCCGGGTCAAGCGGATCGTTGATACCACCTTCTTCGTCACCGCCATGCCTGTCGCGCAGGCGCGGATGGTGCAGGAACTGATCGCGCAGGTCATTGAGGAGCGCCCCACCAAGAGCGTGGTCGGCAAGCTCATCAAGACGATGAACCTCGGCGACTTCGTGACCACCGCCCAGATGATGACCGGGACGGGGTTAACCGCCTCCCGCCTTGAAACCGTCCTGCGGACGAACACCAACCGCGCCATGACCGAGGGCAGCGCCGAAGTCCTACGGGATGAGCGGGTACAAGCGTTCGTCCCGCTGGTGCAATTCAGCGCCACCAAAGACCCGCGCACGCGGGACACGCACCGCGCCTTTGACGGCTACGTTGGGACGATGGCAGACTTCGACCGCCTTGGAATCGCCCCGCCGCTTGGATTTAATTGTCGGTGTGCCATTATCCCCGTCCCCGCCGCCGAGGCCATGCGCGAGCGTTGGACGCGCCCGAACGGGACGATAGACCCAGCCGCTATTGCCAAGCACAACGGGGCGCGTCAGCGCCTCGTGGACACACGCCAAGTTCCTGACCCCGGTTTCGTAAACGCATAAATAAATCGCAAGGGAGATCGCTACGATGCACGACATGAGCAACACACGCAAGGAAATCGTCGCCCGTCTTGGATTTGCTGCTGGCAACAACGCAAAAGTGTCGTTTGAGGGCAGCGAGGGCAATTACTTTGTAATTAGCGGATACGTTGACAATTCCATCTTGGGAAATAGGACGTTTGATACCCAAGCTGAAGCAGAGCATTACGGGAAGCAAATGCTTGAGACTTTGAAGAAAAGCAACCCAAGAGCCAAGGATGTTAATGTTCAAATTTCTAAGGTAGTCAAGTACCAACAGCAAACGCCGTTTAAGACCCTGTCCTCCCGCCCCGGCGCGAAGGCATCATTCGGACGCGCCGAAGACGTTTACCGCCTCCTTGAGACGACCCCCGGCAGTTACAACAACGCCAAGAAGCGCGATGCGCTTGCTACTGAAGCCATGCGCCTTGCCGACATTACGCCAACAGGCAAGGATGTCAGCCTGCACGAACTTGCGGAGATGGTCGGACAAGACCTTGAAGGCGACCGCTCACGCGCCGCTCGCCCCGGCACAAAGACCCGCATGACCCGCGAGCAGACCGAAGAGCAGAAGGCAGGGCTGAAAATCATGTCCGCCGCTGACCCAGCCGTCGGCGCGAAGATCGCCAAGCTCATCAAAGAAGGCAAGCCACAAGACCAAGCGGTCGCAATCGCGCTCGACATGAAGCGCAGAGGAGAACTGTAAATGCCCG